AGGTGCTGATGCAGCAGGTCTGCGCCATGCTCAACCTGCCGGTGCCAACGGACCCGGCAGGCTCCAGCGACCCCAACCTCGTGCTGATGAAGACGGTGGCGAACCTCGCCAGCCTGGAGATGCTCAATGCCTACGAGTGGTCGCAACTGACCAAGGAAGGCGTGATCAACGTCAACACCGTGGTGCCCCCGGTGCCGGGTGAATCCAGCGAGATTCCCTTCGACCTCCCGGGCGATTTCTACCGCTTCATCGACCAGACCCAGTGGAATGCAGGCATGCGCTTCCCTGCGGTCGGCCCGGTGTCGCCGCAAGGCTGGATGACGTATCGCGTCTTCCCGATCAGCGCCAACTTCACGCTGACGTGGCAGGTGCGCCAGCGCCAGTTGTGGTTCCTGAATCCTCCGGCTCCTCCTGGGCAGGACTTCAAGTTCATGTACCTGTCCCAGGCCCTGGTGCAGGACGCGGACAACCCTGACCTCTACAAGAACGTCGCCACCAAGGCCGGCGACACGTTCCAGCTTGACGGCATCCTCATGGCGCTTTGCACCCGGATGAAGTGGCTGGAAGCCCGGGGCTTCGACTCATCCGCTGCCGTGCGCGATTTCCTGCTCGCCTTCGACAGCCGCATCGGTGCCGAGAAGGGAGCCAACATCCTGAACATGGCCGGCGGCCGTCACGACTACCCGTACATCGGCATCGGCAACCTGCCCGAGGCTTCGCTGTACGGGATGCGGCAGAACTAATTCCCCGTAACGAAATGGCAACGCTTCCTCCAGGCTGGGTGATCACTCCTCAGGTCGAAATCGTCCCCAATCCCAACGTGGGGACGCCGGCCGCAGGGGCCTATTTCTCCCGGCAGACCTACATCTGCACCGACGAGCATGGGCAGTACGTCTGTGCGTCCGGGGCCCAGGAGGACTGTGAGACTCAGGCTCAGTCGATGGCCCAGTGTCGCACGCAGCAGCAGCCCTACTACAACGCCCTGCCATGAGCCTGCAACCCTACCAGGGCCCACGTCGCACGACTCCCAGGCGGTCGAGCGCCACGCAGAACCATCAGGCGTACCCGTTCGGTGCGCCCCTGGGCGGCCTGGACGTGACCCAGCCGCTGCCGGGCGGCAACCCCAACACGGCGATCCGCCTGGAGAACCTCATCCCCCGCACGCTGGGCTGCCAGATGCGCCGGGGCTACATCCGCTGGCTGAGTCACCTCTCGGGCGAGGTGCGGAGCCAGATGAAGTACCAGTCGCCCACCGGCAACAACCAGCTTCTGGCCGCCACGGCCGCAGGCGATGTCTACAACGTCACCACCACGCATCCGTCGAGCTTCGTCCCGACCCCGGTGCTGGCGGTGCCCACGGGTGCGCCCATCGGCGAGTGGACCTCGCTCAACTTCACGACCAATGTCGGCACGCATGTGCTGCTGATGGTGAATCCTGGGTCTGGCTACTGGATTTACGATGGCACGACGTTTACACAGATAACGCTCGGTGCCGGGGCCAACCAGATTCTGGGCGTCAACCCCAACTTCTTCAGCTTCGTCACGGTCTACAAGAACCGGGTCTGGTTCATCGAGAAGGACACCACCAGGGCGTGGTACCTGCCCTTCGGCCAGTACGCCGGCACGGCGACCGCCTTCGACTTCGGCTCGATGCTGCCCAACGGTGGCTCGCTCCAGGCGCTCATCAACTGGACCTATGACGGGTCGAGCGGCGTTGGCGTCAACAACCAGCTTGTCATCGTTGCCAACCAGGGCGACGTGCTGGTCTACGGTGGCGACGACCCGGCCTCGGCCAGCACGTTCCAAGTGGTCGGCCGCTGGTTCATCGGCCGCGTCCCGGTCGGCAATCGGTTCTTCTCCAACTACCAGCAGGATGTAGCCCTGCTCTCCGAGCGTGGCATGTGCTTCATGTCGGAGCTTATGCGCGGCGACGGCCAGTGGGAGAACCCGAAGATCGCGTCGAACATCAACAGCGCCCTGGCGGTCGAGATCGCAAACTCGCTCGACACCCGCTACTGGGAAATCTGCTTCCTGCCGCACGAGCAGTTGCTGATGATCAACCGGGCCGAGGTCGACATCGAGAACCTGCAGTGGGTCTACGAGGTCAACAACAAGGCATTCGCCATCCTGCGCGGCTACCCGATCCTGACGGTGATCAGCTTCAACGGCAAGACCTTTGCCGGCGACCTCTCGGGCAACATCTGGCAGATGTTTGAGGGCGGCACCGATGGACAGGTCGATGCCATCTCGGGTGCCGACCTTGAGGGCATCGTCGTCACCACATTCCAGCCCCTGGGCGAGGCAGTCCGGGTCAAGCGGTTCCAGATGGTCCGGCCGAGCTTCATCTCCGATTCAGCCCCAGGCATCCAGGCGGCGCTGAACAGCGAGTGGAACCTTGAGATCGTCGGCAGCGCCCCGGCCTACCTGGGGGCCGGCTCGGGAGCCTGGGACGTGGGCCTGTGGGACGTGGCCGTCTGGTCCGGCTCGGGCCAGAGCTACGAGGCCTGGACCGGGGCCACCGGCACCGGCCGCTACGCCGCCCTGGCGATGAAGGTCCGCGCCTCGGCCGACACGCTGTTCGTCGGCTGGCAGGCGCTTGTGGAGCCTGGGGGTGTACTGTGAGCATCGCCACCCAGCCGCAGAACGCCCTGGTGTACTGGCTATGCAGCCGGATCGGCCTCGTGCCCTCGGCGAACATCCGCTGCATCGGCTCGATCTCCGACCGCGATCCGAGTGTCCTCAGGGGCGTGGTGGGCTACGACAGCTACAACGAGGCATCCTGCGTGATGCACATGGCCGGCGATCCCGGCTGGCTCGACAAGCGGCTGCTGCACGCGGCGTTCGACTATCCGTTCAACGTCATGGGCTGCAATCAGGTCCTGGCCTTCGTCCCGAGCGACAATCTCGTCGCGCTCGACATCAATCGTCGCCTGGGCTTTTCGCTCGTGGTCGAGCTTGACGGGGCACACCCCGATGGCTCGTTGTTCCTGCTGCGGATGCGCCGCGAGGAATGCAAGTGGCTCGCGCCACGGAGGACCCACTGATGGGCAAGAAGTCAGGACCCCCGCCGCCGCCCGACTACTCGGCGATGGCCGAGAAGACTGCGGCTTCAAGTCAGGAAGCGCAGACCCGTGCCGACTGGGCCAACCGGCCGGACCAGATCACTCCCTTCGGGACGCAGAAGTGGGACTCGTCGTCGATGATCGACCCGGCGACCGGGAAGACCGTCACCAAGTGGACGCAGAACACCACGCTCGACCCGCAGATGCAGGCTGCGCTCGACTCGCAGCAGGCGGTCGACCTCGGCAAGAGCCAGCTTGCCCAGGCCCAGATCGGCCGTGCCGGCGAGGCGATGGCGAACCCGTTCGACTGGAACAACCTCGCCGCCAAGGGCCAGAGTGTCCAGGCCGGGGCCCTCGATCCCAGCCAGTTTCAGACCCAGGGTGCAGGCCAGGGCATCCTGGGTGGCATCCAGGGTGCCGGCCAGGGCATCCCCACGGCCAACAACCAGACGTTCAACCAAGTCCTGCAGGCGAACCTGCAGCGCATGGCCCCGCAGAACGCCCAGGCGCAGTCGGCCCTGGAGGGCAAGCTCCAGAACATGGGGCTCACCCGGGGCAGTGAAGCCTGGAACCGCGAGTCGCAGAACCTCGCTGATCAGCAGTCGCGCCAGTCATACGACGCGATGAACGCGGCCTCGGGCATGCAGGCCAACGAATTCAACATGGCCCTGCAGGGCCAGCAGGCCGGCTTCAACCAGAACCTGCAGGCCGGGCAATTCCAGAACGCGGCACAAGCCCAGGGCTTCGGTCAGGGGCTGGCGGCCAACCAGCAGAATTTCGGGATGATGTCGGGCGCGGGCCAGCAGAATTTCCAGCAGGCCCTGCAGGCCAGCCAGTACCAGAACACGCTGCGCCAGCAGGACATCGCCGAGCAGACGCAGCAGCGGCAGATGCCGCTCAACGAGATGAACGCCCTGCTCACTGGAGCCCAGGTGTCCATGCCCAACATGCCCAACTTCAACCCCTCGACGAGCGCAGGCGGGGCCAACTACTCCCAGGCAGCGCAGAACCAGTACAGCGCCGGCATGGACGCCTACAACGCGAAGCAGCAGGCCAACCAAAGCCTCATGTCCGGTATCGGCTCGGTGGCCGGCATCGCGGCGATGGCGATTTAACAGGAGATCGAGATGGACCCGCAGAACGAGCAGATGCTCCTCAACTACATGATGCAGCAGGGCGGCAACAACGCTGCTGATCAAAGCATCGCACGCAAACAGGCGCTCGTAAACCAACTGCGCCAAACATCGCAGATGCCCGACATGATCCAGGGCGGCGGCGCTCGCACGGTGCGCGCAGCCAGCCCCCTGTCGGCCATCGGCAACATCGCCGGCAACGTGATGGCGGGCATCGGCCAGCGCGACGTGAACACCCAGCAGGCGAACGTGATGGGCGACCGGCGCTCGCAGCTTGCCGACCTCGCCGAGCAGCAGCGGCAGGCCCAGCAGAATGCGCTGCCGCTGCAGCAGCGTGTCGGCTACCAGCCGCCCCCGGTGACCCCCGACCCCTACCTGCAGCCGCAGGCCGGCATGGGTGGCCCGACCTGAGGAGGTCCCATGTACGAGGACGCCATCGACTCGATCCTGGGCGACCTGCAGCCCGGCTACACCCCCGGCGCGGCGCGTGTAAACGCCCTGCGCGGGAACGAGCCGGGCTCGTTCGCCACGGGTGCCGGCGGCATGCCCGGCGGCCCGAGCCCGATGGCCCCCGTGGCTCCGATGCCCCAGATGCCGCCGCCGCAGCAGCCGCCGCCCCAGCCGATGCCGCCAGGACCGCCCAGGACGGCCCTGCCGCAGGCGATGGCCGCTCGCCCTGGTGCTACCCCTCCCGCGCCGATTGGAGCGCCTGGAGGGCCGTCTAGCCCTGTTCCTGTGCCCCAGGGCCCGGGCGACCCGCTGGCGGCCGACTACGCCAACATCCAGCAGCGCGAGCAGCAGGCGATGGCCGAGCAGCAGCGGCTGATGCAGCCGCCGGATCGGTCGGCGATGGAGGAGATGTACAAGCGCCAGTCGAATGCCGGGGCGAACAAGCTCACCCTGGCCCTGGCTGCCCAGCAGGCCGGGGCGGGCTACGAGCCCTTCCAGGCCCAGGCGCTGAAGCAGTACGCCGAGTCGCAGGCCCCGCTGAAGACCGTGGGCGGCACGATGACCGACCAGGGCTTCATGGAGGACCCGGCCTACGGCCAGGAACTGAAGCTCAAGCAGATCGAGGCGCGGATCACGGCCCTGCAGAAGGCCCGCGAGGGCAACCTGACGCTGCAGGAGCATCGCCGCCTGGGCCTGCTGACCGAGCAGGAGAAGGCCCGCCACGACGAGACACTCCGCGTCATTGCCGGCATGAAGGAGGGCGGGGCCAACGCGGCCGGGACGTGGACCCCTGTCGGGACCGACCCGACCACGCAAGCCCCAGTCTTCCACAACGGCAAGACCAACCAGTTGTCGACCATCAACGCCCAGGGCCAGCAGGTCCCCTATGCGGCCGGGGCCTACGGCCCGAAGCTCAGTGCCGGCGGTGCGGGCAACAAGGGCGGACAGGTCGACCCGCAGCACCTGATCGACCTCGTCGGCGAGGCGCGCGGCTACCTGAAGAACGCCACGGGCTCGGGCATGGGTGCCAAGGTCGACGCCGCCGCCAACTTCTTCGGGGCCTCGACCAAGGGTGCCGAGGCGACCGCCAAGCTCAACACCGTGGGCGGTGCGCTCGTGATGGCCCAGCCCCGGATGGAGGGCCCGCAGTCCGACAAGGACGTGGCCCTCTACAAGGCGATGGCCGGCAACGTCGCCGACAGCAGCCTGCCGATCCAGCAGCGCGCGGCGGCGCTCGACGCCATCGAGCAGCTTGCCAGGAAGTACCAGACCGGCGAATTCGCCAACCCCAACCGCCGGGTCCAGGG